CAGGCGCAGCAAGCACCGTAGCTGGTCCTACTGGTCCTACGGGTGCAACTGGCGCAGCAGGCTCAACTGGTCCTACTGGTCCAACGGGTACTATTGAACAAAATATTATTGCACTAGAAGTTTTTAGATAAAGGAGAAAAATAATGGCTACATATAGCAAAGTATTGTTATCAGGAAGTACAAACGGAAAGCAAGTTAAAGTTGCCGCAACAGCAACTGCTGGCACAACAATTCATACAGCAGTGTCTGGAACATCGGATTTAGATGAAATTTGGCTGTATGCAGTTAACTCGTCTGCTTCTGCAGTAAAGCTTACTGTTGAGTGGGGTGAGGCTGCTGCTCCTGATGGAAATATTGAAGTAACAATTGCACCAGAAGATGGTTATGTTTTAGTAGTACCTGGATTGTTACTGAACAATAGCTTGGTAGTTAAAGCATTTGCTGGTACAGCCAATGTTATTTTAATTAACGGGTATGTAAATAGAATTACTGCATAACTATGGGTGCTGGAATCTGGAACCCAAGACATAGACCTGGCTCATTTCAGCTTGTAAGAGGGGATAGTTTTGGTAATATTGGAACAAACAAAGTTGCATATTGGTTAAATACTAATAGACAAGTTGTTTGTGAATACATTGTTTGTCATGGCGGAGGCGGAGGCGGAGTTTGGGCAGGTGGAGGCGGAGGAGCTGGCGGTGGAGTTGTTAATGGTAGATTTAATATGCTCGCTGGTTATTCATACGCTTTAGCAATTGGTGCTGGTGGTACTGGAGGTGGAAATGGCGGTACTGCAACAAAAGGTGTTTGGTCATCAATTCAATCTTGGCAAAACAATAGACAGTCTGGTTCGGTTGCGGGAATAATTGGAGCAGGACCAGATATGGCTGGTCAAAGATCATACCTTTGGACACTATCTGACAATCAAGGTGGTGGTTTTGGTGGTGGAGATAACGGAAACCCAGGCACTGGTGGTTCTGGTGGAGGAGCAGGTAGATCAAATAGCGCAACAGGCGCAACTGGTAACATAACTAATGCAGATCCAGTCATTGGAAATTCAGGAGGCAATGCAGACCAAAGTGGGGCTGGTGTTGGTGGCGGAGGTGGTGGTTCTGCAGCCGCTGGATCAAATTTTGCTAGTTCTTTAGTTGGCGGAGCAGGTGGATCAGCTACAAACTACACAGATTGGGTATCATCAGGTAATTTATATTTAGGCGGTGGAGGTGGAGGCGGTTCACATGTTAACAATGCTTCTGCAAGTGGTGGTTTAGGCAGCAATGGTGGTACTACAAGCGGAGGAAATGCTGGAGTTAGAAATACAACAGTTCCACAGAGCGGTTTTGCAAATAGTGGTGGAGGAGGTGGAGGAGCTTCTGGAATAGCTGGTATTGCTGGTCAAACTAGCGGAAATGGCGGAAGCGGTTGTATTCTGTTAAGATTCTTTACTGCAAATATAAAAGGGATATCATTTACATATCCAGTAGGTGGTCCAACATCAACAACTACAGTTGGTCCATACACTGTTCTTAGGTTCAATGCAACTACTGCGATATCACTAAACTATTCATTGGCGGCATAACTATGGCACATTTTGCGGAATTAGATGATAATAATATTGTTTTAAGAGTTATTGTTGTTAGTGATGATGATTGTGATAGAAAACCTTTTCCAGAAAGTTGTTTGATTGGCTCTGCTTTGTTAAACAAATTCTTTGGCGGAAAATGGAAACAAACAAGTTATAATAATAATTTTAGAAAAAGTTTTGCTGGTATTGGTATGGAATATGATGAATCCAATGATGTATTCATACATATAAAACCATATCCATCATGGATTATAAATGAAAACTTTGATTGGCAAGCACCAGTTCCTTGCCCATCAGGTGATAAATTATATTACTGGAGCGAAGAAACCCAGACTTGGGTGGAATAACGAGGGAAAATGGAATTAAATGAATTATTAGTTGAATACAATTATCGTAAGTGTCGTGGACCAGAAAATGGAACCCCAGAAGAGCTATCAGAAGCTTTCCAATATTTCTGTAATAATTTTGTTTATATCAAACACCCAAGCAAAGGTCGTATTCAGTTTATCCTAAGACCTGCTCAAATAAAAACAGTAGAAGCTTGGTTAACAAATAGAAATACAATTGTACTTAAAGCTCGCCAGATCGGATTCTCAACATTAGCAGCAGCATATGCATTCTGGGTAACATTTTTCTGGGCGGATAGATTTGTTGTAATGTTGTCTAAAACAGAAAGAGAAGCCGCCAAGTTGTTGATGAAAACTAAATATATGTACAAGTTTTTACCTTCATGGTTAAAGATTGCTGGTCCAGAACTAATACAGAACAATGTTCTTAAGATGTCTTTTGATAATGACTCTGTAATTGAATCTTTGCCTTCAGCAAATGAACCAGCTCGTGGTGAATCCGTATATTTGGCTATTATTGACGAAATGGCTTTCTTGCCTAACCCTGAAGAGGCTTGGGCATCAATTGAACCTATTGCAGATGTCGGTGGTCGTGTAATATGTCTATCCACGGCAAAAGGTGAGGGAAACATATTTTACAATCTCTGGCATGGCTCTCAGAACGGCACAAACCGTTTTAAGGGCATATTCTTTCCGTGGTCTGCTAACGGGGATAGAGATCAGGCTTGGTATGATGCACAGGCAGAAGAACTAGCACCTTGGCAATTACATCAAGAATACCCATCTAATCCTGAAGAAGCTTTTATTCGTTCAGGAAGACCAGTTTTTGATACTGAATCTTTAAGTAGACTTCGTACAGATGAACCAAAGAAAGGTTTCCTCAAGAAACTATCGGATGTTCGTAATTCATATATCTTTGAATCATCTGGTGGTCCTTTGTCTGTATGGAGTTTGCCTCAGTTCGGGGCAATATATACAATTGGAGCCGATGTTGCAGAAGGCTTGGCAAGAGGAGATTATTCATCAGCTCATGTCATTGACGCTAAATCTGGGCAGATCGTAGCCCATTGGCATGGTCATATTGATCCAGATAAGTTTGGAGAAGAAGTATTATTGTCTTTAGGCTATTTCTACAATCAAGCATTGATTGGCGTAGAGTCTAACAACCACGGTCTAACAACCTTAACGGCTTTAAATAAAGCTAATTATTATAATTTGTATCGTCAGCGCAGATTGAATCAACGACATGCAGAGGCTACAGAAGCTTTAGGTTGGAGAACAACAAGTCTAACTAAACCATTGGCAATTGATGAACTTAGTGCTAACTTAAGAGATGGGGTTTTGGATCTTGGATGTGCTTTAACGGTAGCTGAATTAAAAACATTCGTTAGAGATGATAATGGTTCTATGCATGGATCACCACATGATGACCGTGTTATGAGTTTAGCCATTTCCAATCAAATGCTTAAATACGCCTGGTTGCCAGAATACAGACCAAAAACTGATGCACCATTTGGCACTTTGGACTATTTTACCTCTACTATGAAAAAACCAGTAAAAGCAAAAGAACGCTACTTTATTGGAGAACACAATTTTTACTAGTTCGTATGTAACGAATTAAGCTACTATTAGGAGATTCTATGGAATGTTTGCATTGTTCTAAACCGATTCATGAAGAAAACGACTTAAAACGACAGCTTTGCTTTAAATGTCATGTAAAATTAATTAGATTTGGGTTTAGAGCTGCTTCAGAAGGGCAGTCTAACTGGAATGGTCCAACGATTCGTGAAACTCAAAGGATGTATGAAAGTATGCCTAATGTAGAAAAGATTTCTGCTAGGAAAGAGTTAATTTAGTATGGAATGGATTGTACCTGTACTTGTTGCTTTAATTGGTGGTCCTCTCGTGGTGTTATTGCAATCTTTTAGAAAAGAAAGTTCTGAACAACATGGCATATTGGCAGGGAAAATAGATAAGATTGCTGATAAACTTGATGGACATATTGACTGGCATTTAAAGGATAAAGTATGAAAAATAAAATTAAAAAAGCAGCTAAAGTAATTATTAAAGAAGCAGCAGAAACAAAAAAAATTGATGTCCCCGCAAAAAAATCTTCTAATAAACAATTTACAAAAGCAGAAAAAACAATGACTTTGAAAAAAGCAAAAGCAATAATTGCAAAAAAAGAAAAAGAGAAGGCAAAGAAAAATGAAAAAAAGTAAATCTGAAAAGAAGATATCTAAAGTAATGCGTGAATTTAAGAAGGGTGAGTTGAACTCTGGATCTAAGACTGGTCCTGTTGTTAAATCAAGGAAGCAGGCAATTGCAATTGCATTGTCTGAAGCAAAAAAATCTATTAAAAAAAGGAGCAAATAATATGATGAAGAAAGCAGCAAAGAAAATGGGTTTTAAAGAAGCTTATAAAAAAGCAGAGAAGATGGAATACAAAGTAGCAAAGAAAGCAACAAAAAAGAAGGGTAAATAAATGATTATCCCAGGAGAAGAATCAGGAACACTTGGTGCAGCAGAAGCAGTAGTTGGTGCTTCAGTTGAAGGTGCTAATAATATTTTATTTCAGATTACTGGAACATGGGTTGGAACTATTACTTTTGAAGCATCAGCAGATAATACAAATTGGTTTGCTACTGCTGTCAAAAACACAAGCGAAGTAAACTCAACTACCCTTGTTACGACAAG